GCAAGAAGCTATTACAAGATTCTAGAGCAAGCTAAAGATCCCATTGATGTGTACAGAGCACAAGGCGCATTAGATGCCCTTATGAAAATGAAAAGGCTAAGAGATGAAATCAATGCCCAAGAGTAGAGCTAAGAAACAAATGAAGAAGCTGTTTGAGGATGGTGGACTTCTTCAAGAGGGTGGCACAGTAGATAAAGATAGTGGCAATGAAGTACCTGTAGGCTCACTGAAGAAAGAGGTACGGGATGATATTCCTGCACAACTAAGTGAAGGGGAATTTGTATTTCCTGCAGATGTAGTACGTTTTATTGGCCTACAGAAACTCATGGATTTACGTCAAGCAGCTAAAGAAGGTTTGGCTAAGATGGAAGCTATGGGGCAGATGGGCAATGCAGATGAAGCCACTGAAGATGATACAGGTGAGTTTGAGACTGAACTTGATGACATCTTAGATGAGATTGAAAGTGAGGGTGAGGAAGAGGAATCTGTATCAAAAAAAGCTAAAGGGGGACAGGTCCGCATGGCAGCAGGAGGTCTTGCTCCCCCTAGTACTTTTACTACAGAACGATATAGCAAAGCTGGACAGAAAGATATTTTTATACCTACATTCAGTGGACAACCCCAAGGCGCTATCCCTGAAGGATTCCAAAAGAGTACAAAGGTACAAAGCTTTGGTGGTGTCTTTAGGGAAGCTAGTGAAGCTAAGCCAACTGTGACACCTACAGTAGCACAAAGAACTACGGCAGATTTAACTAAGACAGCAGATACAACGACAGACTTAACTAAGACTACTACACCTATACCTGATGCATACAAAGATCTAGACACTGATACAGATACAGATCAATACCTCATTAATCTTGCCAAGAAAGATGAAGCGAAATATGCATCGGAAGATAAGGCTAAAGGTAGAGCTTGGACTCGTGGTACAGCCTTAGATAATCCATTTAAGGATGTGAAAGATTTAGGCACTGTGTCTGTACAAGTAGGAACGGATACAGATGGACAGCCTATATTTGAAGAGCAGAAAGCTTCATTGAAGGATTGGATATTAAAGCAGACAGATCCCGCATCAGCAAAGATTGCAGAATTAATATCACATAAAACTACAGACATACAAAAGATAGAGCAAGACGGAGATGTCTACTATCGAATTTCAGGTAAGACAGGTGGTGCAGATAGAGAACGCATGTCACAAACTTACAAAGAGATAGGCGATCAACTTGTACCTGTAGGCACAGCCAGTTTTTACAAAGGTGCACATCCAGATGCAGCAAAGGTAAAAGGCATTGCACAAGTAGCTGGTATATTTGCTGCCCCATTTACGGCGGGATTATCCACTTCTATTGGCTCTGCCATTATGGGTGCAGGTGCAGTTGGTGCACAGACAGTAGGTTCGGCAGTACTTGGTGCTACCTTTAACGGGTTAACTGCCGCAGCTACTGGTGGGAACATAGGCAAGGCCATGATTGGTGGTGCAGCAGCAGGTGCTCTCAATGCCAATGCAGGTGAAATTACTACAGCCATTATCGGCGCAGACAATTTAAATAGCATTGCTAGTACATTAAATTTAAAGCCAGCACAAGTATCTAATATATTTGTAGGTTCTATAGGCAGTGGCGTTACAACTGCTATACGTGGCGGTGATTTCGGTGACGTACTAACGAGCTTTAAAGATTCACTCATATCTTCTGGTGTATCTGAAATAGCTGCTGCTAATGTGATGAAATCCTTATCGGGGACAATGGACCCCAATAACTTAAGACGTATTGGTACAGCGACTAAGATGTTATCGAACGTGGCAATTAATGCATCCATGAAAGGCTTAGATATTAATAAAGCAATTCAGTATTATGCACCTACAATAATGACACGAGCATTGACTACCCCAGGCGGGGGATGATATAATAGATAGTTAGCTATAAAAGGGTGTAGCTTTCAAATAACAATAACCCTTCATTATGGGCCACCTGATAAGACAGCCCCCACTTTAAGAGGTAGATATGTCAGATCAACAGCAAGAAGTACAAGCAGTAAAAGTTGCAGGTTTTATTAAACGCTCAGCTAATCATGAACGTATTAAAGAAGAAGAGGAAGAGCTAAAACAGTTGATGGAGGATAATAAAAAAGATACACCTCCAGAAGATGATAACATTGAACCCGATAGCGCAGAAGAAAGAAGTTTTAAAAAGCGTTATGGTGATTTGCGTAGGCACTCACAAAAGCAACAAGTTGAACTGCAAAAGCAAATCGATGACTTAAAAGCTCAACTCGATAGTACAGCAAAACAAACATTTAGTTTGCCTAAGTCTGAGGATGAACTTGAGGCATGGGCAAATGAGTATCCAGATGTAGCTAAAATCGTAGAGACTATTGCCATTAAGAAAGCACGTGAACAGTCACAAGAACTTGAATCACGGCTACAGAAGATTAACGAGATGGCAGAGGAAACTGCTAAAGAGAAAGCTGAAGCAGAGCTAATGCGATTACATCCAGATTTTGCCAAGATTCGTGATCAGGACGAGTTCCATGAATGGGTTGAAAAGCAACCTCGGTGGGTGCAGAGTGCGTTGTACGACAATGAGAATGATGCGATATCGGCAGCTAGGGCAATCGACCTATACAAAGCTGACAAGGGTATTACACAGAAACGTAGCAGAGACACAGATAGAGAAAATACAGTTAATGCTGCTCGTTCTGTACGCACACCTAATAAGGCTCGTGTCGATTCTGAATCAGAGGAAGGACTCTTTTACGAATCCCAAGTAGAGAAGATGTCTTCACTTGAATATGAGCGTAATCAAGAAGCCATTATTGCTGCTATTCGTGCCGGTAAGTTCGTGTACGACAAGACAGGGTACGCACGGTAGTAAGTGATTACGCAAGGTAGTAACTAGCAAGTGAAGCATTTTACTTGACAAATTTAAAATAGCTTCATATAACAAGAGTAATTAACGGGCGAAGAGGGTAGCTCCCCTGCTAATGCCGACACATTAGCTAGCCCATTTTCTTGTCGGGGATAAAATGGAACAATTAAAGTGCTGTCGTAAATGTGGCATTGAAAAGCCACTGACCGAGTTTCATAAAGATAAGCATAAAAAGTTTGGGGTTAGTGGGGTATGTAAGCCCTGTATTTGTGCCATAAAACACGAGTACTATCTTAAAAACGAAAGCACAATAAGAAAAAACGTGTCGGTATACAGAAAAAGCTATATACCAAAACACAACAGAGAAATAGATTCAAGGCTAAAGAACCTTTGTACTAAAGCCAAGAATCGGAATAAAGAATTTAGTTTAGTCAATGCAGACTTACTAGATGTTTTTGAAGTGCAACAAGGTCTATGCGCTTATACAAAACTGCCGCTAGTAGCTACAGCCAACCAGTTTAATACTATAAGTTTAGACCGAATCGATAGCAGCAAAGGCTACCACAAGGATAATATCCAATTAGTCTGTGCAGCTATCAATAAGATGAAACAGGAATATACGGAACAGATGTTCATTTCCTTGTGTCATCTTGTAGCGCAAAACAATAAACTATCAGACTTACCTGAAAACATATTGGCCCGGGATTAACCGCACTCAATATTGACAGCCTCTGTTGTGAATGTTTAAGCGTATTTATATACTTATTCATTTATCTTAGGAGGATAAATCATGGCTTTTCCTAAAGCCCCAGGATATGGCAATCTGCCTAATGGGTCATTCTCGCCTGTAATCTACAGCAAACAGGTACAACTCGCATTCCGTAAATCATCTACCGTCGAAGATATCACCAACAGTGATTACTTCGGTGAAATCGCTAACATGGGCGATTCGGTAAAGATCATCAAAGAGCCTGAAGTCTCTGTTCAGTCTTATGCTCGTGGCACACAGATCACTGCACAAGATCTTGATGACGAAGACTTTACCCTTGTCGTTGATCAGGCAAACTACTTTGCATTCAAGATTGATGACATTGAAGCTGCTCACAGTCATGTGAACTTCATGGCAATGGCATCTGATCGTGCTGCATATCGCTTGCGTGACCAGTATGACCAAGACGTTCTTGGCTACCTCACTGGCTTCTACCAGTCTGCAAAACATGCTAATGCTGACACGGCACGTACTACTGCTCCTGGCACTAAGGCTGTTGCTACTGCAGGTTCGGATGAACTCCTTACCACGATGAAGCTCCGTAAAGATAGCTTTGGTAACATTACCACAGCATCTGCAGGTGATCATTCGATTCCTCTTGCTGCTCGTCTTCCTGGCGCAACTGCTCTCCCCACTGCAACTGCATCACCCTTGATGGTCATTGCACGTATGGGTCGTTTGTTGGATCAGCAATTTGTTGATACCAATGGTCGTTGGTTGGTTGTCGATCCAGTCTTTATCGAATTGCTTAAGGACGAAGATAGTCGTTTGCTCAACAGTGACTTTGGTGGTTCAGGTCTTCAGAATGGTCTTGTTATTAACAACCTCCACGGTTTCCGTGTTTATGTTTCTAACAACCTTCCCAAGATTGGCACTGGTCCTGGCACTACGGGTACTGCTAACCAGAACAGCAACTACGGCGTGATCGTTGCAGGTCATGAAGCTGCTGTTGCTACTGCACAGCAAATCACCAAGACTGAAAGCTATCGTGATCCAGACAGTTTTGCTGACATCGTACGTGGTATGCATCTGTACGGAAGAAAAATTTTGAGGCCCGAAGCAATTGTAACTGCCAAGTATAACGCAGCTTAATTGCTTTATGTTATAATGTTTTGATGGACACATTAAAACTTTACCAAGGACACCCACATGAAAATGGCAGACATTGCACTTCATGTGGGGTGTTTAAGCAAGCAGATCAATTTCATTTAGAGCGTGACTCTAAAGCCAAAAATGGCGTTACTATGAGGGGTCAGTGTAGACCTTGTAGAGAGCACATCAAATGGAAATCGTTTATTGTTAGAACTTATGGCATAACTGCAGATGACTACTATGCCATGCTAGAAAAACAGAATTACAGATGTGCTATTTGTGATTCTGAATCTAACAAAAATACTGCTCGTGAAAAGATGTTTATTGATCACTGTCATGAAACAGGTAAAGTAAGAGGGCTGCTTTGTAGTAAATGCAATATAGCCCTTGGCAATTTCGATGATAATATTGAAACATTAAAACGTGCTATATCTTATTTAAGTTCATCTGAAAGGAATTTTTAAATGGCTACCGTTGACGTATCCCCCGGAATCCAAGCAGGCACTAACCCTGCTCGTTCCCTTCGTAATATGCCTTATGTGATTGAAGCCACGCTCAACTTTGCAACGGCTACTACCACTAAAGGCAGTGCACTTGCAGCTACGGATGTTATCGAAGTTCTAGACATCCCTGCTGAATCAGTTGTTCTTTCGGCAGGTTATGAAGTCACTGCTGCTATCACTGGTGATGTTACGCTTGATGTCGGTGTTACTGGCATTGATGCTGACAACTTCATTGATGGTGCTACGCTAGCTGCAGCTACTGCAGTTGGTACGT